CCACAATACTTTGACCAAGAATTGTAAGTTCCCTGCCAGCATCAACCCATCCTGTTCTTATTCTTCCTTTATTACTCATTATCTTGGTTTGTTGTTTTTATAAAATTATGCAACTGCTTTCTGCTGGATTTATCTATCAGGTTGTTCATTGTGTTTTGACAATGGGCTTTGACATGGGTAATGGTAACACCTATTCCATATTCTCGTATCATTTCCAGAGTTTCAAGTAGTTCATTATATTTTTTTGGCATTCGATGCTTCTTAGTTTTTCTATTTGATGCTGTCACTACTGCTTGGCAATCTGTATTGGCTACAATTGATTTCACACCATTTATTAAAAAGCATTCCTGCAATGCTTGGACTACGGAAAACAACTCTCCTTCCTGAGATGTTCCCAGATTACCAACTAAAATAACTTTGTGACTTTTCATATTCCCATCCACCAATATAACCCACCCACATGCTCCTATCCTGTGTTCCATTGAATAACTACAATCTGTATATGCTACGGCTACCATTTTATTTTAATATTTTGTCTCCTCTCAAAGCCGCCAAACATTTCATCATTAAGTGAGTGTGTAAGTATGCCTCTGCTTCTGTTTCTTTATTCCGGTCTAAAATATCTGGTAATAGATATGCGCAAATGTGAACCACTTCGTGAGCCAATTTTGCGTACTCATAATCTGTATACTTAAACGGTTCTTTTATCTTTATAATATAATGTTGGATAGTCTTTCCTGTTTTTACGTTTTCAAGGTTGCGGCTCATGGCTAAATAATTACTTCCTTCCATCAGCTTCCGATCATCACTTATTGCCATTGCCCATGTATCTGCTTTTTTCTTTTTTAATTCAGCAAGTAACTCATCATAAGTAAACCCAAATACAAACATTACTGTTGCCGGGAATATTCCCGTGTCAAACCAATAAAGTCCTTTAATTACTTTCCCCTTCTTCATTTCATTATTTTATCCAAATCAGATTTCAATGCGGATATAATTCTAAATGCCTTTTCTCAAAATCGGCAAGCCAGTTTCGGAAAATTGGGACTTTTGCCTTCATTTTTTCGATCATTTCATCATCCCGGTCGATTGGCTGCTTAATTACTCTTTCCCGGTAGTCAATGTCTGGGAAGGTGAGTAGTCTTTCGAGTTCGGCAGCGGCCTCTTTATACTCTGGGTTCTCATCGGTGGCTACGTTCATGGAGTATAATAGGCGGCGCTTCTCGTCAAGCAGGATATTCAGCGGGCAATCTACCAGAGTGTTGGCGATACCTCCGCATTTGGATCCTGTGAGGCTGAAATATACTTGTAGCTGTAACTCTTCTCCTTTGTCAACTTCTTCAAAAAGTTTGGGCATAAAGCTGTCAAGCTCCCAACGACTTTTAATATCCCACACCTCTTCTGCTTTCCTAATCTCTTTCCCGGTGAATATGTCTATATGACCTGTAAACCATTCGTTTTCTAACGGCTCTTCATTTTTTATAAACAACTTCTTCTCTACCCGACTGAATAAAGTGATAGAGTCCTCTTCTCCCTGTTTCCCTTTATCCATCTTATTAGTGACAATATCCTTCTTCCTGCCGTACTTCAACAAGGAATATATTTTGATAAGCTCCTTCTGGGTAGTCACAGATAGTTTACCTGCAACTTTATCTTCCTTTGTCTTGGGATCGGTCATCAAATTACCCCAAGAGCTTGCCCTGAATTTTACTGTTTGCCAATCTATTACCGGCACTGCCATTGCTATCATGATAATTCTTTTAATCGTTTATCGTATGCTTCCTTCAAAGCTGGTTCTTTCAATAACCATTTATAAGTATCGAGAGTTTTGAGGTCTTTGCAAGATTCTATATCCTCCACTAAAACCCCTATCGTTCTTTCCTTTGGCTCTATCTGTATTTCCTGTACCCTTTGTTCTCCTGAGTTATAATCGGTTATGAGGGTTGGAAGGGATGGATTCATTCGATGGTATGCTTCGGTAGCAATTCGGTTTAGGTTAATGACGGCCTGAATCATTTCTTCTTCAGTCGCATTATCTGGGATGCTTTTGTCGAAACCTATGTCCTCGTTTAAAAATGGAGCATAAGGAAATTTTTTACTGTACTTTACTATCATTTATTTTATTTTTCAATGTCGGTATAAAGAGTAAACATCATCACTGCAAGGAAATATTGATCGGATGTTTCTTTCTGAGCTTACCTTATCTCCGCTTCTGCAAATCCATTCAACTCCTTTTTCTGGGTAATGGAAATAAATAGTCCAATCATCATAGCCGTGACCTTTTTTACATACGAACATTAAAGTCGGCCATTCTCCATCTATTCGCTCAACTGTATGGTACTTGGTAGTAACTACCCGGAATACTTCTCCTGCTGGTATCTCTTTAAATTCTTCCAGTGTCATGGGTTATACTTTTTTATATATGTCTCTCCTGTGCGATCTTGTTACCATTTGCATTCTCATACCCGGATACAAATGAATATTATCCCTCAATTCCTGCTCGGTATCGAATCTGGCCTTTATTTCCCCAACATCTCCATCTCTTACCACATATCTTCCCTTCCTTGCATGATGACGGCACATCGGGATACCGTTTATTTCGTATGTAGCCTTCGATGTACACCCGATTGTTTTTATGCTTCCAAAACCATCGTAGTTTTTGACTACTGTTTTTTTCTGACAAATTGATTCTGCCATTTCTTTTTAGTTTTTACTTTCCTCTTCCTTCTCTATGTGGGTACGTTATTTAATCCCTAGCGGCTTCAATTCTTTTTGATAAGGGATCAAATACCATTTGTTGGATGTATTGATACTTTCTGTCAGAAATTTTTTTGAGCATAATATCGCCATGCCTTACTTGGTTTGGCAATTCGGATAAATCAATATCCGCATGTTCTTTAGTCCACTCTTCTTTTCCTTCCAACCACGATGTTTCAAGAAGATGTTTTATGGATGCTCCGTTATCTCCAATAGTGATATAGGTGTCACCTCCTTTTGTTTCCACTTGTGCGTCGCCAACAATAACATGAGCATGATTAGAAAATTCTCCTCTGGCGATAATTCTGCTTTTTCTTTCTTGATTTGTCATTTTATTTAAATTTTTATGATTCAGAAAATGGTTTAAAATGCGATAGTGTCATTCCGAATGTACTGGCTTTAGCTTCAAAACAAGTAATAGCTTTTTGATTTGGCGGATAGAGATGATACATTCTTTTTGTGGATGGGCAAATTACTTCTAATAAAATTACTTTCGTTCCTTTTTCATCGTATCGGTAAAGTTTCATTTGATTTCCCTGATGATCCACTTCCTCATTTATAACTTTTGCGTCAAATAACTGGATATATCTTTCTAGTCCAATTTTTTCACGAATAGATCGAAGGCTTTCAAGATTTGTAACTCGTTGCAAAAAGTCTTTGTCAACCTTGTTGTATAAATGATGGGGCAGGTTATTACATAAGCTGTTTTCTAACTCGCTAGAAACCTCAAACCATTCGCCGAAAATTTTTGCTTTGTATATGCCGTAGCCGTAGCCGTTGCCGTCGCCGTAGCCGTAGCCGTTGCCGTAGCCGTCGCCGTAGCCGTCGCCGTAGCCGTCGCCGTCGCCGTTGCCGTAGCCGTAGCCGTTGCCGTAGCCGTAGCCGTTGCCGTAGCCGTAGCCGTTGCCGTCGCCGTTGCCGTCGCCGTAGCCGTTGCCGTCGCCGTAGCCGTTGCCGTAGCCGTCGCCGTCGCCGTAGCCGTAGCCGTTGCCGTAGCCGTTGCCGTAGCCGTAGCCGTAGCCGTCGCCGTTATACTTTAGCAGATATATTTTTTCTGGTTGATTCATTGCCGGGAAGATTTGATGTTTCGGATACTTTAATTACCTCAATACAGGTATCAAGAATTATTTCTTCCACTGGAACGGAAATTTTACTTGCACTGATCGTCACTCCCTTTGTCGCAATTTCAGACAACGATAATGCGCCAGACCATTGCCAAAGCCTTCTTGAATTGCTCAGTCTTACTGATTGGCCTTCTTTTTCTTCCAATGTGCCGAAATGAACGCCTGCGCCCATAGTGCGGACTAATACGAATGTTCCTTTTTTGTAGGTCATGATTGCTTGTTTTGAGTTTTAATAAACATATCATATAGCTGGTTAGCTGTTTACATTTGCTGTAATACAAAATCATTTCCTTCTTTTGCGACTAGTCTGAGTTTCTGCATTTGTGATGCCCCTTTATCAAACCAATTGCTATTATATGAAATACCAGATAATACACACCATCTTCTTCTGTCGAGACGCTTGTGTTCGATAATAAGTTCCAGCATAGTCTTGTGCTTCCCGTCGAATTTATCCAGCCATATTTTATAGGCTGAATTGTCTATTGAAATAGTATCTCCGGTTTTTAATTCTTCAAATACTTTTCTAAGCTGGTCGTACTGCGGCATAAGCATAGCCTTAACAATTTCCAATTTCTTCTCTGCTTGCTGCCGTAGTGACCTTTCTTCTGACAGCTTGTTTTTAAGGTCTGAAACTTTGGCTTCCAGATCGGCTACAATGGTTCCATTAGTATTTTCCACTTTTACCTCCAACTTTACCGTTTTCCCTTTTGCTGATTGTTTTGGAATATCTTCTAGCGATTTTTTCATCCGGGAGACAAAAGTTGATACATCGGCAGTAACACCGCTGGTAACTTTAAGCGGATTTTTTCTATCAGGATGAATGGTTTTCTTTTCTGGGATATTAACCTTCTTTGGGTCGTGAGAGCCTTGCATCCACACCCAACATTCGCCCTGTTCAAGTGATGGAAGGCTGTTAATAATTTCTTTTGAATTAGAGGTGTCTGCCACATCCAGCCACTTTCCGAGTGCAGTTAATGAGTGGCGACCTTTTTGCCGATGAAGGAATAAGCAGTCGCACAACTCCAACACGGCTTTATTAACTTGTTCGGCTCTTTGATTTATTAATGTGTAACCTAATGAAGCATTGCCTCCCATTCTTGCTAGTTTTTCAATCTCTGCATACACTCTGCCATCTTCAGGTCTTACTACTTGTGGGACAAATTCACTTGCCTCCTCAATGAAAACATGGCGCAACCCATGTGGCTTGTTTTCATACAGCAATAACCTGATACAGGATTCTACTATTTTTTTCCAATCGCTTTTACTAAGCTGCATTGAATAAAGATCAATAACTAAAGAAACATTTTCCTGCATAGCAGCACGAACGATGTTTGGTGCGCTTTCGGGAGTGAGGGGTAAATCTCCGTTATCGCCAGCAACGACCACCGGAAACCCTTTCCCATTTTTACCAACCTTCAAATATCTCCATACTCCAATTGGGTCAAAAGCTATAAAAGGAATATTGTTATCCAAAAGTTGTTCGGCCAGATAAGTAGCAGTATAAGTTTTGCCGCTGTCTCTTATTCCCAAGATGGCATTTCCTTGTGAAGCATAGTCAACCGCTTCTATATTTATTCCTTTTGCTATTTTCATTTCATAGCCCTCTCTATATCAGATAATCTATACCGAACAACGCCGTTAAGCTTCTTTGCTTTTATCGTTTTTGATTTGCGCCAGCGGTTCAATGTAGCTCTACTAACCTTCAATTTCGCCATAACATCCTCAGTAGTCAGAAGTAACAACAAAGGTTCTTCTGATTCATAGGAAGCCTTTTTTCTCTTCTTAGATTGGTTTAAGTTATTTACGATATTAACTAATGGAAATCCCCATTGCCTAAATTGATCTATCCAATATTTTTCAAGTTTTCTTAAATCAGAAATATCAAAGAATGTTATCTCTTCAATAGATTCAATTGTAGGCCATTGCGTCATATTCCTTATATACTCACAAGCGCTACCTTCTCCGTTAGGAGAAGCTGAAATGTGATATTGTAACCTAACCTCCAAGCTAACCGTAGAGCCGATATAGAATATGTCTCCGTTTTGGTCGGATAGCGTATAAACAAACCCACTCCTTTTTTTGTCGATCATTTCTTTCCTTTTTTAATACCCATTTTAAATTTGATGTCTTCGGAAAGTTTGTCGGCCTTTTCAATTATTGCGTCCTCAATGAATCTTGCAATGGGAAATCCAGTTACTTCCTTATGTTTCCGAACTACATTCAGTACATCAGTATCAAGCCTTATTGGCTCCGTTCCGTTTTTAGTGTCTGTTGCTTTCATGCTGCTAAAATACTACTTTTTACTACACTTCCAAATATATTTTAAAAATAAAAAACCCTCCCAGTGAATCAACCCGGGAGGGGAACTAAAAACAAATGAGAATACAAAAACAAGAAAACCGGACTTACGTATCGCAAATCCGGGATATTTTATAGGGAGCTGCTTTGGGGCAGATTAAACTGTTCCTTCGAGGTCAGCCTTTGTAGTGGCTAATTTATCGGTAGCGGTTGTGATGCCCTCAGAGATAGCCGTAAGGTCTGCTGGCGTTATTGTACCACCCGCATCAATGATCGCCTGAAGCTCTGCTACTTTTGCATTAAGGTCTGTTACCACCTGAGCATTGGTGTCCAGCAAGCCCTGAATTTGAGCCTGTTCTGCATCAACGGTTGCTTGCAAATCGTCCATTTTTGCATTGAGGTCGGCGACCTGATCTTTTAATTCCTGTACTGTTGCCATGAGTTTATGTTGATTTTTAAGTAACGTTTTTAAAAGTCCTTTGATTTCCTGCATTTCGCTATCGTGATGATGATAGCGGTCTTTCCCAATTACGACAATCATTTTGTCGATCCAAGTTACCTCTACGGTTTTAGTCTTTTGTGGGAATCCAAATGCCATAATTAATTTTAAAGATAGCAAAAATAATGCTAATTGTAATCCATTGATAATTCCATAACAATGGGGTGTTATTACCTCACGCTTATATGGTTGACCCATCCGGCCCCACTTATGAGAAGAAGAATCAAGAGTATAAGGAACAAACAGTTAATCAACTTCTGGCTTACAGGGACATTGAAAAGTATCAAAAACAAAAGAACCAATGCGCCTACAAGTATGAAAATAGATAATATTGTCATGGTTGGAAGGTTTAGCGCTTAGGGCGGCAAAATTCATGCTGTTTTTTGATCTGCGAAGTGATTGGTAGCGGCAAGCGGGTTGTCTTTATGCCTGATGCAAAACTCCTGAACGTAGCTCATAGAGTGTCCGTTGCCGGTAATTGGGTTAGCTATTTTAACGCCGTAAAACATTTCAACATATTCCTTTACCTGTTCTGGCGATGGGTTGTCTATTTGAAATTTAAGGTCTACCCTGCCTTCCCTTACCAATGCTTCATCCAGTTTTTCAATGAAGTTTGTTGTAATGACAGTTATAATCCCATCTTTACACAGCACACCATCAAAAGAATTAAGTAATGAGGAAAATGAAACCTTGCTGTCAATGTTTTCTCTTTTGGCAAATGACCGATCAATATCTTCAATCAGCAATACAATATTTTTACCAAGATTAGAAAAGGCTTTTATCAAATACCCATCGTTTTCCAGAGAGTTTAGATTTAGGATATAAACATCCCTTCCCAAGTATTCTGATATAGCTGAAGCTATTGTTGTTTTTCCGTTGCCGGGAGAACCATGAAACAGGTAGCCACGCTTATATCTGATTCCTCGTTCTTTATACCAATCCGCAGAGGCGATAAAATTATCGAGATCATCAATAAGCATGTTTTTTTCTTCATGTTTCATGACCACTTTTGAAAAAGGTTTTACTGTGATGTCGTGAATACAAGTCCAATCGCCCCAAAAGTTGTTGGCATATACTTTTACTAATCCTTTTTTCTTTTTCTGATTATGTTCTTCCACAATGTTTTTAAGAAACGTGTTTATTTGCTCTTTAGCCATCCAACCCCTTATAATATATCTTCTATAAAATATTTCACGGAGCGACTGAGCCTTATCCAATTTCTCTTTGGTCTTTGAGATAAAGACACTCCTGCCGTCAATTTTAGCTATGAAAAAGTTTTCCTCCTGCTTAAACCGCAACTCCTTAACTGGGCTTTCGTTTGGGGTACATTGTTGCCCATCAGGATAACAAAGCGTTGCTTCCACATCTTTATAATGATTCCTGTAATGCTGAAACAGCCATTCTTCAAGAACGTCAAATAATTCATCTTGCTGATAAACGGTTACGCTATAAAGCGTTTTTCTTTTACCCCATTCAAATACTTTTTTTGGAATTTCTCTCAACGCATAAACAACAATTCCACTGGATGCCAATAAAATACCAGATACAAACAATGTATTAAAGTCCATACATTTTTATTTTGAAGTTAAAACTACTCTTCCATATAGACAAGAGCGGCATCGATTCACAACCCATACGCATGTTCTAATGGAACTACGTTGTCGGTTGAAGGGCTTGCCTTAGCCCCGAAAAAGAAATAAAGCCCCGTACCGCTAATGCGAATCTACCGGGGCTATGACAGAACTTTTCAGGAAACTGTCAATTCCGCGTTGTCAAAATTTGGCAACTGTTCCTTTACCTTCAAATACAATTCCTCTACTGGTATCATTTTTTTACCTGACCTGTCTTGACGGCTACACGCATCTTTCAAAGTGTTGCTGCTGAATAACCCTAATTGACAGGCTCGTAATACTGCACAGGTTTTATTTATTTTCCTGTCGCAAATATCATTGTTTAGAATATAAATGTCACTTCCATAGATGCCGTAAGTGTCAAGCAATAAAATAAACCCAAGACCTCCCGCGAATCCATCTGGATCAATTTTTCTGCCCTCTTTTAACATCTCCATCATTGTGACTGCTGCGCCCGGATTACCATCGGACATTTTTGTAACTGCCGCGATCGTAGAATCATTTAAAGAAATTCTTTCGTTTGCCATAATTGAAAAGTTTTTTTGATGATCCACAAACATACACTCCAATAAAGAGAAAAACAATCGCAGAAATACTCGATTTTTTCATCAACACAACTTCCCTGTAAAATTATTCCATCACTTCCCCGGCATCAGGAAGCTGATCCAGCTAATCGTTGAATTGCTTTGGAGTAAATAATTTTAGAAAAAAGATTCTGACACGAAAAACTAAAGAGACTATGGCTGGCACTTTCTCCTTATACGATTTTGTTCTGATGGCTTTAATCACACCCTTCTTTGTTTTCCACATGTAGAGATGGCTCACGAATGTAGGGCCGTAAACCGTTTTAGCTTCATCCCATCCAGATAAATCAAAAAGTGATGACCCATTATCCATATATACACAAACTAATTTTATTTTTTTTGTTTTCAAAATTTTTCGAGCGCCCTTGCGGAGGTGGATGCGGTCGTCTATTCTGCCCGGTAGCACCCCGGTTGGAAAAATAGATCGTAGCCAATGAAACCCAAATCAAATAACTAAAGGATGCTTTGAGATTTGTTACCAGCCACACCACTGATACCCATACTCATGCCTTTGATCTCAGATGCTCAACTCTAGCCCTCATTATAGGTTCGCCTCATGCGCGTAGCTCATTACAATCAATGGTTAAGGGGTAGGTCAACACTTGGCATAATTCACAAACAACACTGGAAAAAATATATGCGCCCGCCTGAGTGTATTCGATTGACCCTACCCACCTGCCTTTGATCTTAGCGGAACCCATGTTTAAAAGGGC